ATTTATATATATAGCATTAGTATTATTATTAGTATTGATAGTTTTAAAGAAAATAGGTAAATTAGCATTATAAAAAATAAAAAATGAGTACAATAGGAACAACATTAAAACAACCAAGAGTATTTGCGCACGATGCAATAGCTTTATCAGGTTTATGTGGAAATACAAGTGGAATAATTGTAGCACCAGCACTTACACCAACAATTTCTACCATAGATTCTACTACTGGGGAAGATGGTGGAACAAATTATACAGTTGGAGGGCCTTATGCTACTACAACAAATGGAGGTGGATCAGGTGCAACAGTAAATGTTCTGTCATTAGATATAACTGTGGGCGCAGTGGATACTTATGATATCGCAACCGCTGGACAAGATTATGAAGTAGGAGATGTATTAACGGTGATAAATGGACCAGATAATAATTGTCAAATTATTATCACTGAAACAGGTTGTTCAACATGGGCACTTGGAGATCCTATAACTCAAATGCCAAATGAAGCTTTAGGTTCTATGAATTCAGTTCCTTATTGGAATGAAAAAATGGCTTATACTTATACTAGTACTGTTAGTGGTCCTCATCAAACACCTGGACCTGGAGCAGCATTATATATAGGTGCAGCTATGGATATTACAGTTATAAATGAAGCAGGAACTGAAGTTACATATGAGGGTGTTAATGCCGGAAGTTTTTTACCTGTATCAGTATTATCAGTTGTAGCTAAAACAGATCCTACAGATTTAGATACAGTTTTAGCATTATTTTAAGAAATGCCTACAATTGGAATTGGTAGTATACTATCAGATATAGCAAATTTACCTGGTCAACCAGGTCCTACACCAGGTAGTAATGAAATTGTGACCGAGGATTTAGCTCAAAACATTATATCAGAAGATAATCAAGAATTAATAACAGAATAAAAATGGCAGAAAAATTTTCAGACTTCAACGCAGGAGCAACCACTGAAGATACAAAGATAGTGGGATATGATTCCAATTTGAATACAAACAATAAATATGATTTATCTCAATTAGCAGATGGAATTGCTCCACATATAGTACAATCACATCAAATTAATGGGTTGGCAGTAAATGTAGGAAATTCTGCTAATTTAACTACAAATCCAAGACAAGCTATGTTTGCTTGTAGTATGGCTGGTCTTAATAATCAAGGACCATGTATGATAGTTAATAATGATTTTACCGTAACAAGGGTACAAATTAAATGGATTGGTAGACATGCAACATCAATCCCAGTTGATGCTTTAGGTCAGACAGCCGACGTTAATTGGGAATTGGGGAAATTAACAGATCCATTGGATTCAAGTGATACAAATAGTGCAACTTTAAATTATACATCAGTATTAGCACTACCTGCTTTACAGTGTACAAGTGCAGATGATGGAACTTGGCCATATAAAGATAGTGGAGTAATTTCTGCTTCATATACAGATGGTGATATACTTGTCCTTTATTTTTCAGCTCCAACTGATGCTACAATGGATTGGCCAGGAGGTACGGCAGTAGATATGGCAATTACTATGACTATAGAACACTAACATAAAGTTAGAACAAAACAAACAATAAATTTAATTAAATGAAAATTAAAGAAGAACAATTAGAGATAATTAGAGAACATCAAAAAGATTTAACAACTATATTAAACAATATAGGATATTTAGAAGCTCAAAAACATGGAGTATTACATCAATTCGGAGAATTAAATAAAGCTATTGAAGCTTATAAACAAGAGTTAGAAAAAGAGTATGGATCTATAAATATTAATGTTGAAACAGGAGAGTATACTGTTATAGAAAACGAAGTTAAAGAAGAAAAAAAGACAGATTTAAAAGTTGTTGAAAATGTCGAATAATATAAGGAAAATTAGTATAGGTTCTGATTATAAAAATGATGCAATGCATTATTCTGTAGGTCAAGAAGTATATGGAGGACATACTATATCGTGTATATTACATGATAAAGAAGATAATTCTTATATGGTGTGGATAGAGAAAGGAGATGAAACACTGGCTTGGAAGAAATTTAATACCAATATGGCTATATCTGTAGAATATGATTTAGCATATAATGAATAGCGTTTATGATTTTATTATTAAACCTATAAACAAAAGATACAATAATACAAAAAAGGTTGGTAATAAAGAATTAGTTCTAAATACTAAAATAGAAGATTTTAAAGCTGTTAGTAAAGAAGCTGTAGTTATTGGTATTCCTACGGCTTTTTCAACTGATATAAAAATCGGTGATAGAGTTATTATACATCATAATGTATTTAGAAGATTCTATGACGTGAAAGGTAGGGAAAAAAATAGTAGATCTTATTTTAAAGAAGATTTATATTTCTGCGCTGCTGATCAAATTTATCTATATAAAAAAGATAAAGAATGGTTAAGTTTTATGAATAGATGTTTTGTATCACCTATTCATAATACTAATCCACTATATAATAGGAAACGTGAACCAAATATTGGTATATTAAAATATGATAATTTATATTTAAATAAATTAGGTATATATAAAGATATGTTAGTATCTTTTAAACCTGTTGGAGAATTCGAGTTTGTTATAGATGGAAAATTATTATATTGTATGAAATCAAATGATATTGTTATAAAACATGAATACGAAGGAAACGAAAAAGAGTATAATCCAAGCTGGGCACATTGCAGTTGAGGAACTTATCAAAGTGGCTAAAGAACCGATTGTGGATACTTCAGATGATGTTTCCGCAGATAGACTTAAAAACGCTGCAGCAACAAAAAAACTTGCTATATTTGATGCTTTTGAAATTCTTAATCGAATGGAAGAAGAAGAAGCAATATTAGAAGGTAAAACAAAAGAAGATAGTAAACCTAAAAGATCTTATTCTATTTCACCTGAAAAACGTTCTAAATAATGAAGTATCAACAAACATTATTTAAGATAATAAAAGATGTAGTAAATCCTAAAATCTTAAAAAAGAATAATAGATTTAAGAAATGGGAGTATGGTTATAACGCAGATTACGATTTCGTTGTAATAAGTAAAACTGGACAAATTGGGGAAATTATTGAAATTCAAAATCTCAGAATTGCTTTACCAGCAATCAATAAACCGTTTAAAAGAAGCGAAAAAAAAGAAGAACAATATTGGGAAAAACAAATCTTTCCAAAAGAACTAAGTAGAATTAAAAGTACTTTTGAGTGGGATGAATATCCCCTAGAATTTAAAGAAAAATGGTTTGATTATATCGAAGAAGAATTTAATAGAAGAGAAGAAGGATATTGGTATTATAACAATGGTATTCCTAATTATATCACTGGTACTCACTACACTTATTTGCAATGGTCAAAAATTGACATTGGATCAGCAGATTATAGAGAAGCCAATAAGTTATTCTTTTACTTTTGGGAGGCATGTAAAGCAGATACCAGATGTTATGGAATGTGCTACCTTAAAAACAGACGATCAGGATTTTCATTTATGGCTTCGTCAGAACTTGTTAATCAAGCCACAATGTCCAGTGATTCAAGATTTGGGGTATTATCAAAATCAGGTGCCGATGCTAAGAAAATGTTCACGGATAAAGTTGTACCCATCTCGGTTAACTATCCATTCTTCTTCAAACCCATCCAAGATGGTATGGATCGTCCTAAAACCGAATTGGCATATAGAATCCCAGCTTCTAAATTAACTAGAAAAAAATTAGATTCTGGAGAGAAATTAGAAGAATTAGATGGATTAGATACAACTATAGATTGGAAAAACACTGGAGACAATAGTTATGATGGTGAGAAATTAAAGCTATTAGCTCATGATGAAAGTGGTAAATGGGAGAGACCAGATAATATTAAAAATAACTGGAAAGTAACTAAAACATGTTTAAGATTAGGTAGAAAAATTATTGGTAAGTGTATGATGGGGTCCACAAGTAACGCTTTAGATAAGGGAGGTCAAAATTTCAAAGAAATTTATTATAACTCTGATGTTAATAATAGAAATAGAAATGGTCAAACAAGGTCTGGATTATATTCTTTATTTATTCCTATGGAGTGGAATTATGAAGGATATATGGATATGTATGGCATGCCAGTATTTGATACACCTAAAAAAGAAGTACTTGGTATAGATGGACTTCCTATTAAAATAGGTGTTATAGAATATTGGGATAATGAAGCAGATGGATTAAAAAGTGATCAAGATGGTTTAAATGAATTTTTTAGACAATTTCCAAGAACCGAGAAACATGCTTTTAGAGATGAAACTAAAGAGAGTTTATTTAACTTAGTAAAAATATATGAGCAAATAGATTTTAATGAAGAGTTAAATAATAAAGCTGCAGTTACTCAAGGAAATTTTCAATGGGAAAATGGTATTAAAGATACTAAAGTTATTTTTATGCCTAATAATAATGGAAGGTTTTTTATTTCTTGGATTCCAGTTAAAAGTCTTCAAAATCAAGTGATATTAAAGAATAGCACTAAATATCCTGGTAATGAGCACTTAGGAGCTTTTGGATGTGATAGTTATGATATATCCGGAACAGTAGATAGAAGAGGTTCCAATGGAGCTTTACATGGACTAACTAAATTTACTTTAGAAGATGCTCCACCAAACAAATTTTTTTTAGAATATATATCTCGTCCACCTACTGCTGAAACATTTTTCGAGGATGTTCTAATGGCTTGTGTATTTTACGGTATGCCTATATTGGTAGAAAATAATAAACCTAGATTATTATATTATTTGAAGAGAAGAGGATATAGAATGTTTTCAATTAACCGTCCGGATAAAATATGGAACAAATTATCTGTCACTGAAAAAGAAGTAGGTGGAATACCTAATTCAAGTGAAGACATGAAACAAGCTCATGCTGCTGCTATAGAAACTTATATAGAAGATAACGTAGGATTAAAAGATGGTGGAGATTTCGGGGAAATGGTATTTCAACGAACATTAGAAGATTGGGCTAGATTTGATATAAACAATAGAACGAAACACGATGCCTCTATAAGTTCTGGTTTAGCTATTATGGCTTGTAATAAAAATAAGTATAAACCATTAGCACATAGAACTACTAAAAAAATGAATTTAGGAATTAAGAGATATGACAATACAGGAGTACTTTCAAAAATACAGAAATAAATGATTTATACTAACACAAGAAGTAGTTTTCCTGATCAGGTGGTACCTGAAGAAGAGAAAATGAGTTTAGAGTATGGTTTACAAGTAGCGCGGGCTATAGAGAGTGAATGGTTTAATAGTTCATTAGGCGGATTTAGATACGAAGAGAATTATAATATATTTTATCGTAGGCGATTATATGCTAGAGGAGAACAACCGGTACAAAAATATAAAGATGAATTATCTATAAATGGGGATTTATCATATTTAAATTTAGATTGGAAACCTGTACCAATAATTCCAAAATTCGTAGATATAGTAGTTAATGGTATGTCAAGCAAACTTTATGAAATAAAAGCATACGCACAAGATCCTGCTTCACAAAAAGCTAGAACAGATTATGCTCAAAATTTACATAAACAAATTGCTGCTAAAGCTTTTATGGCTCAGGTTAAAAAAAGCTTAGGTATTGATTTATCTCAATTACCTCCTGGGATGGAAGTTCCAGAAACAGAACAAGAATTAGAATTACATATGCAATTAGATTATAAACAATCTATTGAAATTGCAGAAGAAGAAGCTATATCAAATGTATTAGCTCGAAATAAATATGACTTAGTAAGAAAAAGATTTAATAGAGATTTAACTGTTTTAGGTATTGGTGCTGTTAAAACTAGTTTTAATAAAGCTAATGGTATAGTAGTTGATTATGTAGATCCTGCTAATTTAGTATGGTCATATACAGAAGATCCTAATTTTGAAGATGTATATTATGTTGGTGAAGTTAAAAGTATTAGTTTACCAGAACTTAAAAAAGAATTCCCTGATTTAACTGATAGTCAATTAGCTGAAATACAAAAATTTCCTGGTAACACTAATTACACTAGAAACTATGAGGGAAAAAACAATAACAATACCGTTCAAGTGCTTTATTTTGAGTATAAAACTTATGCAGATCAAGTATTTAAAATAAAATATACGGACCGTGGATTAGAGAAAGCTATAGAAAAAACAGATCAATTTAATCCTCCTCCTAATGATAATTTTGATAGAGTTTCTAGGTCGATAGAAGTATTATACCATGGAGCTAAAATATTAGGACATCCAATAATGTTAAAATGGGAGGTTGCAGAAAACATGACACGCCCTTTTTCTAACCTTAGCAAGGTTCAAATGAACTATCAATTATGTGCACCTACTTTATATAAAGGTAGAATTACATCTTTAGTAGAAAGAATGATAGGTTTTGCAGATATGATTCAATTAACATCATTAAAATTACAACAAGTTTTAGCTAGAGTTGTGCCTGATGGAGTATTTTTAGATGTTGATGGATTAGCCGAAGTAGATTTAGGTAATGGAACTCATTATAATCCTAGTGAAGCTTTGAATATGTATTTTCAAACTGGTAGTATAGTTGGTAGAAGTATGACTCAAGATGGTGATCTTAATCACGGTAAAGTACCTATTCAAGAATTAAACAGCTCTAGTGGTGGTCAAAAGATTCAATCACTTATACAGACTTATCAGTATTATTTACAAATGATAAGAGATGTGACTGGACTTAATGAAGCTAGAGATGCTAGTACTCCTGATAAAGATGCTTTGGTAGGTTTACAAAAATTAGCAGCTGCTCAATCTAACGTAGCAACAAGACATTTACTACAAGCAAGTTTATATTTAACACTAAGAGCATGTGAAAATATTGCGCTTCGTATTGCTGATTGTTTAGAATTTGATTTAACTAGAGAAGCTTTAGTAGATAGTATAAGTTCGTATAATGTAGGTACATTAGAAGAACTTAAAACATTAAATCTTTTTGATTTTGGTATATTTTTAGAATTAGAACCAGACGAAGAAGAAAAAGCTGTATTAGAACAAAATATTCAAATGGCTATTCAACAAGGTGGAATTAATTTAGAAGATGCTATAGATATTAGACAAGTAAAAAATTTAAAATTAGCAAATCAATTATTAAAATTAAAACGTAAACAAAATGCTAAAGCTGCTCAAGAAGCTCAACAAGCTAATATCAGAGCTCAAGCTGAAGCACAAACTAAACAACGAGAAGAAGAGGCAATGTTTGAAGTTCAAAAGAAACAAGCCTTAAGTCAAACTGATATTGAATTTGAAAAAGCTAAATCACAATTTGAGTTAGAGCGTTTACAAACAGAAATGCAATTAAAGAAAGAAATGTTAGAAGTAGAGTTTGTATTTGACATGGAATTAGAAAAACAAAAATCGCAAGCTACTAATGCAGCCACAAAACAAAAAGAAGCTTTAATAGAAGATAGAAAAGATCAAAGAAGCAAGCAAGAAGCAACTCAACAAAGTCAATTAATAAATCAAAGTCAAAATAATTTATTACCAACCAATTTCGTAGAAACAGAAAAAGGTGTTACGGATTTAAATCTGGGAGCACCACAACCTTAATTATATAATATTATATCATGGAAGAAATAAAAACACCAAAAGTAGATGAGTTAAAAACTCCTGAAAAACCTATAGCAGATCCTAAAGTGGAATCATTGAAGATAAAAAAACGTCCAAAGAAGCTTACGAAAGTAAATGATGCGGTGAAAATAGATTTCACTCAAAAAGAAG